TACAATCCTTCTCCAACCAAACGGGCACCTACCCCTCAAGGTAGTTTCCCCGAGGAAGAAGCTATAGTAGACTCTCTTGATTTCCTCTCTTATGAGGGGGGACCAAGTCATCTACTTCGCTTCTTTGAGTTATACCTCCCAGTTATGGAAGGTCTTAACCCAGAGAAAGATTGGGTACTTCGGCAATACACTGGCTATGGAATTAGGAGTAATCCTATTCCAGAACCCTCGTCCTTGTATGTTGGCCGTATTGGTCTTATACAAGAACCTGGATTCAAGCTTCGTGCAGTTGCTAATCCCGGTCGGGTATTTCAGCGAGTATTAGAACCACTCGGTTACGAGTTGTTCGAAGTCCTCTCTAATTTACCCTGGGATTGTACCTTTCAGCAGAGTAAAGCTGATGTTGCAATCCGTTCTTCTCTTTCACGAGGCCAGAAGATCTACTCTGTAGATCTTAGTGGTGCGACTGACTATTTTCCTTTGAAGCTTCAGGAAGAAGTCTTACGACTTCTCCTTCCTGCTTCTCAGAACTTCGTTGATCTCTTTTTGGAGATTTCTCGAGGTTGGTGGTCAGTCCCTAAGTCCTTTCCAAAGGACTTACTGGCTGAGTATGGATTCTCCACAAGAATCCAATGGAAAAAGGGACAACCCTTGGGTTTGTTTCCAAGTTTTGCCTCTTTTGCCCTTACCCATGGTCTCCTTTTATTAGGACTCCTTGGGCATAGGTATCAAGGGGAATTCTACATCCTTGGTGATGATGTAGTAATCCTTGATTCCATACTCTATTCTCGTTATCGAGAAGCTCTGGCGTTGATGCAATGTCCTGTTTCTGAGGCCAAAACCTTAGAATCAGATCAGGTAGCTGAGTTTAGATCCATAGTCTTTACGACTGTTGAATCTATTCCTCAGTACAAGTGGCGGATGCCTTCGGACGATTCCTTTGTGGATGTCCTTAAGCTTTTTCCATCACTGTACCCGCTTCTCAAACCTCGACAAAGGAAAGTCGTGGATTTGATTGCTGGTTTACCTGAGGAGCTTGGTGGTTTGGGTTGGAATCCAAAGGGTTTATCCCTGGATATCCGCCTTAAACCATTTATGCCCCTACTTGCATCCTCCTATGAACCTCTTGAAAGGTTAATGGGCTACACCATGCAAGTACGCCGTTTACTCTATAAGAGTAAATTGTCGCAACTTGTTGGTTCTTTCAGTAGTTCTTCCGAAAGGAAGTCTATTGAAAGCGATCTCGACCAGAGATCGAAGGTTCTTATTAGGAAAACGTTCGGCGGTACTTTTGTACCTCTTTACGAAATCCTTGGTAAGAACATTGATTTGGTACTCGATGGAAACATCGATTTACCAATTCAAGGAACCCGAGGCCTCTCACGTCGTTCAAGGCTCTTGCAATGGGAGTCCACTCTCTCAAGTCTTAATCTCCTTTCTGGAGAGAAGGATTTGGATCCTTTGC